GCATGAATGAAGTCACACTTGATACTGCAGGTGATGGCTTTGACACTGTGCGTAACGTTCAGGCGCTGGCTAAGGATGCAGTTAACAGTAGTATTAGACTTATTCTACAGAACGGTCAAGAGTGGCCCTTCCTCAAGACTACATATACACAAACACTTACAGTAGGACAGCGACAGTATGACTTCCCTGCAGACTACTCTAGTGCTGACTGGGATACTTTCTACATCAAGCAATTAGCTTCTCAGAACAACGGCCCACGCAGACTCTCTCCAATCTCTTATGAGTCATACATCCAGAACTTCCGCACGGGTGATGACACAGGTGATACAGTAAACGGAGATGGTGCTCCTGTAACTGTGTATCAAACGTTTGAAGAGAAGTTCGGTGTTACACCTGTGCCTAACGCTGCATACGAGATAGAGTATGTATACTGGTCTTTCCCTGCTGACCTTAGTGTGTATAATGACGTAGCTATTATACCTGATCGCTTCAAGCATGTACTCATTGATGGTGCTATGATGTTTATGATGCGCTTCCGTAGTAATGAGCAGAGTGCTGCAATGCACCAGAATAACTTTGAGGATGGAATTAAGTCAATGCGCCGTGTGTTAATGGATGATGCTATTTCTATTCGTTCTACAGTAGTTACACGAGGTAGTACAACCTCTTTTAGTGGCGGGTACTAATGGCTGACAATGTACGATCCTTTTTGGCTCCTTGTGCGGGTGGGTTGGTTAATAACCAAGACTACATTACACAGGCGTCACAAATGCCGGGATCAGCTATCCGTATGATTAACTATGAGCCAGCTATTGAAGGCGGCTATAGACGTATTAGCGGTTACAGCAACAGCTATGGCACCGTCCCAGGCCTAGATGGATCAGCAGTACTTGGTGTATCAGTATTCAATGGTTTAAATGATGGTATCTTTGCTTGTCGTAAGCCTGCTAGTGGTAACAACTACTTTCACTACTGGAGTAACTCAGCTTCTGCTTGGGTAACCCCAAGTACGGCTGGCTCTCCTACTATGGTAGGCGTTAATAAAGTACGCTTTGAGAAGTTTAACTGGGGTACACCTAAGCTTATTCTTACTGATGGCGTTAACCCTGCAGCCTCGTGGAATGGTACAACATACACTCCGCTAAATAGTACAGAAGCCCCCAGCGCCCCTAAGTTCTGTGAGACTTTCTCTAATCACCTCTTCCTTGCTGGTGACCCTAGTGAACCTAACATGCTGTACTTCTCTGCTCCACTGGATGAGACAGACTTTACTCCAGCAGGTGGTGCAGGTGTAATTAACGTAGGGTTTGACATTGTTACTATTAAGTCTTTCCGTGACCAGCTTTACATCTTTGGTGTCAACAACATCAAAAGACTAAACGGTAATAGTATTGCTGACTTTGTACTGTCTGACGTAACTAAAAACCTAGGCTGTGTATCTTCTGATGCAGTAGTAGAGTTTAACGGAGACATTCTCTTCTTAGGGCCAGATGGTATTAGACCCGTTACAGCTACAGAACGTATTGGTGATATTGAACTTGGTACTCTGTCTAAGCCTGTACAGTCTATCTTTGAGGCTTACTCTCGCAATGAAGACCTAGACAGTATTACTATGATGGTAGTAAATAGAAAGTCTCAGTTTAGATTGTTTTTCTCTAATGCTGAATCTCTGGGTCTTATTGGTTCTCTACGTAGAGCAGGACAACAGGGTTTAGGATTTGAGTACTCTCAGCTTGTAGGTGTAGAAGTATCATGTGGTGATACAGGTTACATAGACACAGAAGAGTTTGTTATTCACGGCGATTCTACAGGCAAAGTACACAGACAAGAAACAGGTACATCTTTTAATACAGAGCCTATCTTCTCTTTGTACCAGACGCCTTACGTATATATGGATGATCCTATCGTAAGGAAAATCTTCTACGATGTACACACGTATATGAGATCAGAAGGTGAAGTCACAGTAAATATTGGTGTTGAGTATGACTACGGAGATAGTGACGTACTAATACCTTTTAACTTCGGGTTTACAACTGCGGGTGCAGCTTCCTACTGGGGTATTGCATCGTATGACACCAGTGATATTTATGATGGTAACCCTAGCCCAGTAAGAAAAACAAACCTCAACGGCTCAGGCAGTTCTATATCCCTGACCTACGTTACAACAGAAGACCAACCAAGCCATACAATACAATCTTATGTTGTATCCTATGCGCTTGCAGACAGGAGATAATTAAGATATGTCAGGTTACACACGCCAATCCGTAGCGGATATTGTACCTACAGCTGTTGTACGGTCTGCACCCGTTAACGCTGAGTTTAATACTATTAGGGATGCCTTTGCTGCATCTACAGGTCACAAGCATGATGGCGGTACAGGAGAGGGTGGCTATGTCCCTCTAATTGCTGACTCAGACGGTAAGAATAAAGTTGTAGTCGATACAACCACTAATACTATTGATTTCTATGTTGAAATATCAAGTGTACCTGTAGAGCAAATTAGTATTCGTGATGGTGTTCTTGTTCCTATCACAGATAACGACATTGATCTAGGTGCTGTTGGTTCAGAGTTTAAAGACTTATACATTGACGGTATTGGCTACATTGATACACTTGCTGTACACGAGAATGCTACAGTAGCTGGAACACTGAATGTTACTGGTGTCATTACAGCCCCTGCAGGTGTTGTTGCTAGTATCACGGGTAACGTCACAGGTAATCTCACAGGTGATGTAACTGGTGACTTGACTGGTGATGTAACCTCTACAGGTACTTCTACCTTTACTACAGTAGATATTAACGGTGGTAACATTGACGGTACTGTTATTGGTGCTACTACTCCAGCCGCTGCTGACTTCACTACAATGGACACTACAGGTAACGCATCTGTAGGTGGTACGTTTGGTGTAACTGGCACATCTACCTTCACAGGTGCTATGTCTGCAGGTAGCCTTACAACTACAGGTAACTCCACCCACGCTACTGTAGACATTAACGGCGGTGTTATTGATGGCACAATCATTGGTGCTTCTAGTGCTGCTGCTGGTAGCTTTACAACTGTATCGACATCTGGACAAGCCACACTGGCAACTGCTGACATTAATGGCGGTACTATTGATGGTTCAGTTATTGGTGGTGCAACTCCACAGGCTGTGACAGGTACAACCATAACAGCTAACACAGGCTTTGCTGGTGCGCTTACAGGTAACGTCACAGGTAACGTAACGGGAAATCTTACAGGCGATGTAACTGGAGATGTAACAGGTGATCTGACTGGGAATGTTACTGCAGCTAGTGGTACTTCCTCATTTACAGATGTGACCATCAACGGCACACTAAATATGAATGCTGGTACGACTGCTACCATCACCAATCTTTCTGCCCCCACAAACGCCAATGATGCAGCACGAAAGGTAGACGTTGATAACGCTGTAGCTAACCTTGTAGATAGCGCCCCCGGTACACTGGACACGTTGAATGAGTTAGCGGCTGCGCTGGGCGATGATGCAGACTTTGCCAACACAATTACAACTAGCATAGCAACCAAGTTACCACTAGCAGGTGGAACCATGTCGGGTGCTATTGCTATGGGTACATCTAAGATTACTGGTCTAGGTAATCCAACTGCAGCACAAGACGCAGTAAGTAAGAGTTATTCTGACACACAGGATGCTACTAAGCTGAACCTGTCTGGTGGTACGATGACAGGTAACATTGTACTGGGCGCTAACAAGGCTACCTCTACTGCTACACCCTCCGCTGCAGATGATCTGACACGCAAAGGTTACGTTGATAGCATCCTTGGTTCAGCTACGAGTGCCGCTACAAGTGCTTCTGCCGCTGCTACATCAGCCAGTAGTGCCGCTACAAGTGAAACTAACGCAGGTAACTCTGCCGCTGCAGCCGCTGCATCTTATGACAACTTCGATGATCGTTACCTTGGTGCTAAGTCTTCTGCTCCATCTGTAGATAACGATGGCGATGCACTTGTAACTGGTGCTTTGTATTGGAACTCTACAAGCGATGAACTGTACGTTTGGGATGGCAGCAACTGGCAACAGGGTAGCTTCACTGCAGGTTCACTCTTAGCGAATGTACTTGAAGACACTACTCCTCAGCTTGGTGGTGACCTAGACCTTAATGGTTCTGACATTACAGGTACTGGTGCTATTGATATTACTGGTACAGTCTCTGCAGGTGCAGTTACTTACACTGCTACAGATGGTACAGCAGGTCAGTTCTTGCAGACGGATGGTTCAGGCAACACTACCTTTGCATCTGTAGCAGCCCCTAGCATTAATAACCTAAGCGATGGTTACTCTGATACTTTCTCTATTGGGCTTGGTAGCGGGGCGCTGCAGTTTGATGATGGTGGTAACTTTAGTATAGGTGTTGGCAAGAACGCCTTGCGGCGGAATGCGAGTGGTACATCGAATGTAGCTATAGGCTATGAGTCTATGGAAGGCGTAAGTGGGAATAGTCATAGCAGCAACACAGCTATTGGCTATCAGTCTGGCTTCAGCGTCACTACAGGTGGCAACAACTTCTTTGGCGGCAAGCAAGCTGGGTTCAATAATACTACGGGCCACAGAAACTTCTTCGGCGGTTCTCTAGCTGGTTACAGTAATACAGGAGGTGCTTATAACGTAGCTATTGGCGACACGGCGTTGTATCGTGTCACAACAGGTTCTACTAACGTAGCCATCGGCTCTGCGGCTCTCTATAACATGACTACAGGCACCTACAATCTTGGGATGATTAATGGGCTAAACTCAGTTACTACGGGTAGTAACAACATTGGCATAGGTAAAGACGCAGGAGACAAACTAACTACTCCAGATGGTAACGTGGCTATAGGCAAAGAGGCATTAAAATATAGCGTAACAGGTACTGCTACTGTAGCACTGGGCGAAGGCGCTCTTCGTGGCGCTATTGGTAACTCCCACAGCAACAACACTGCTATTGGTTATCAAGCTGGTAAGGATATTACTACAGGGGGCGAGAACTTCTTTGGTGGGTATCAAGCTGGGTACGCTAATACTACAGGCATTAATAATACCTTTACGGGGTATTCGGCTGGTAGAGCCAACACTACAGGCGCTGACAATACTGCTATTGGTTGGAATGCTCTATCGTCAAACATTGCTGGAGGTCAAAACGTAGCTTTAGGCGACAGCGCAGGTAGGTTCACTAGCAACTCTTACAATAGTGTGTTTGTCGGTCACGGTGCGGGTAGTAACTTAACTTCAACCTATACTTACAACAACATTATTATGGGGTATAGTGCGCAGCCTTCTAGTACCTCAGCCACAAACGAAATCACGCTGGGCAACAACAGCATCACAGCCTTCCGCATACCGGGCCTTAACATTAGTGCTGCATCCAACAGCTTCACTATCAACGGTTGGACGATCACCGAAAGCGGTGGGTCTCTGTACTTCGCTACAGGCGGCTCAAACAAGATGAAACTAGACGCAAGCGGCAACTTGGATGTTGTAGGTAACGTCAACTCTAACGCAACCATTAGCTAATAGGAGCATCCGAGGATGGCTATAAAAATTGCAGGCACTACAGTAGTAGATGACTCACGAGGTCTTACTAACATTGCAACAGTAGACGCAACTACAGCGGCTGCTATTAGTGCTGCAGGTGTTGGTGGTGGTGGGGAGCATGACTTTGTTGCTAGTGGTGCTATAACTAATGGTGATGTAGTCGGTTTAAATGCTGATGGTACTGTTAGTGTAGTTGCTGAAACAAATGTTCCAGATTCTGCTGGTTCTGCTGTTGTATTTGAGAGTGCTAGTGTTGTCCATACTTCAGCTACCTATGACTCTATTAATAAAAAAGTTATCATAGTTTATAGGGATGGAGGCAATTCTTATTATGGTACAGCAGTAGTTGGAACTGTATCTGAAAGCACTATTAGCTTTGGGACACCTGTTGTATTTGAGAGTGCTAATTCCCTCTTTAATTCAGCAGTATATGACGCTAATGCTCAGAAGGTTGTTATTGCTTATAGGGATGGAGGCAATTCTTATTATGGCACAGCTATTGTGGGTACAGTAAGTGGAACGTCTATTTCCTTTGGTTCCCCTACTGTATTTGAGAGCGCTAGGACTGATTTTATCTCAATCGTATATGACGCTAACGCTCAGAAAGTTGTCATAGCGTATCAAGATGACGGGAATTCAAGCTACGGTACAGCTATTGTGGGTACAGTAAGTGGAACGTCTATTTCCTTTGGTAGTGCAGCTGTATTTGAGAGTGCGGATACGCCCAATATATCAGCTACTTTTGACTCTACTACTCAGAAAGTTGTCATAGCCTATACTGATGCAGGCAACTCCTACCACGGCACTGCTATTGTAGGAACGGTGAGTGGAACATCTATTTCCTTTGGTAGCGCTGTTGTATTTGAGAATTCTGAAACTAGCAGTTACATTTCAGCAGTATACGATGATAATGCTCAGAAGGTTGTTATTGCTTATAGGAATGACGGGAATTCAAGCTACGGTACTGCTGTTGTTGGTACAGTATCAGGCACATCTATAAGTTTCGGTACTCCTGTAGTATTTGATGGAGGTACAAACGCATTTTATGTTGCAGCTGCCTATAATGCCGATGCCCAGAGTGTTGTTATAGCTTATAAGGATACTGGAAACAATAACTACGGCACTGCTATTGTAGGAACGGTGAGCGGAAGCTCTATTAGCTTTGGGTCTCCTGTTGTTGTTGTTGGTAGTAATTTTAGTTACATTTCAGCAGTATATGACGCTAATGCTCAGAAGGTTGTTATTGCTTATGAGGATGAAAGTAACTCAAGCTACGGTACTGCTGTCGTATTCACAAACGCCTATACTTCAACCAACGCCTCATCCTACATAGGCGTAGCAGCGGAGGACATCTCAGATACAGCTACTGGTGCTGTCACTATTGATGGTGGTGTTAATGAGCAGACTGTAAATAGTTATGATCTAGCTAATGCTAGTTATGATAGTGTTAGCTTCAGTGTGTCGGCTCAAGAAGGTAATCCAAAGAGTATTTCTTTTAAGCCTGACGGAACCAAAATGTTTGTTGTAGGTGCAACTGGGTCAGATATTAACGAGTACAATCTATCTTCTGCGTGGGATGTTTCTAGTAGTTCTTATGTTCAGAACTTCAGTGTTTCTGCTCAGATTGGTCAGGTAGGCGGTGCAGTTTTCAAACCAGATGGTACTAAAGTGTACATCACAGATATTAACGGTGATGATGTAAATGAGTATGATCTAAGCACAGCTTGGGACATTTCCACTGCATCTTACACTCAAAACTTTAGTATTGCTTCACAGGGTACAGCACCTTGGTCTGTATTTTTTAAGACTGATGGTACTAAGATGTATTTTATAGATAGTACTAACGATGTTTATGAATACAATCTAAGCACGGCTTGGAATATATCAACAGCCTCTTATGTGCAAGGTTTGGATGTTAGCAGTGTACTTAGTTTTTCTACATGTCTGTTTTTTACTCCTGACGGAACCAAAATGTTTCTTGCAGGTCAATCTTTCAGAAATGTAAGTGAGTACAATTTAAGCACAGCTTGGGATATTTCCACTGCATCTTACATTCGCAATTTTAATGTTATCTCTCAAGAATTCTATCCAAACGCTTTAACCTTTGGTAACAACGGCACTAAAATGTATGTAGTAGGTTCCCAAACAGACACCATCTACCAATACTCCACAGGCACATTCGGTGGTTACACTATTAACGTTTCACAGTTTGTAGCAGATGACGGAAGCCTTACCACAACCAATAATGGACGCAAGATTGCAAGAAGTATTTCCACAACAGAGTTACTAATCGACAGCGCAATGACTGGTGATGAGACAAACGAATATCTTGGCTCTCTGGTATAAGGTGGTACTCTAATGGCTATAAAGATTGCAGGTACTACAGTAGTAGATAATAGCAGAGGCTTAACTAACATTGCCACTGTTGATGCAACAACTGCAACAGCTATAGGTAATGCTGGCGTAGGAGGTGGAGGTACACACGACTTTGTAGCTAGTGGTGCTATAGCTAATGGCGATGTAGTGGGTTTAAATGCTGATGGTACTGTTAGTGTAGTGTCTCCTAGTGGGGTTGCTTCAGCCTTGGGGTCAGAGACAGTTTTTTCAACCGCTACCACATCTAATTTCTCGGCTACTTTTGATAGTAATTCTAATAAGATTGTCGTTGTTTATCGTGTTAGCGGAACTAGCCTAGCTGTAGTTGGAACTGTATCAGGGACAACAATATCGTTTGGCTCTCCTGTTGTTTTTGATAGTAATCCTCTAGTGTATCCTTCTATTGTATTTGATAGCAGTGCTAATAAAATTGTTGTAGCTTGGAAAGATTCTAACAATAATTACGGAACTGCTATAGTAGGAACGGTAAGTGGTACTTCTATTAGTTTCGGTACAAAGGTAGTATTTGAAAGCGCCAGCACAGGTTATATATCCGCTACTTATGATGTAAACTCTAATAAAGTTGTAATAGCTTATTCAGATTTAGCTAACTCATTTTACGGTACGGCTATAGTAGGAACTGTAAGTGGTACTTCTATTAGTTTTGGTAGCCCTACTGTTTTCAATGCGGGTCAAACAGTACTTTGTGAAGCTGCTTATGATAGCTATAGTAATAAAGTAATTATAGCATACAGAGATAATGGTAACTCTAGTTATGGTACTGCTATAGTAGGAACGGTAAGTGGTACTTCTATTAGTTTTGGGTCTGAGGTAGTATTTGAAAGCTCTTTTATAAGTAGTATATCCTCTACTTTTGATAGTAAAAACAATAAGGTTGTCATCTGTTACAACGCTTCTAGCTTGGGCAAGGCTATCGTTGGTGAAGTTAGTGGTACATCTATAACTTTTGGTAGTGCCGACACTTTTAGAAGTGCATCAGCAGGAGAGATTTCGGTTACGTTTGACTCAAGTTCTAACAAAGTAGTTATTTCTTACGACTACAACTACGATGGATTTATAGTAGCAGGAACGGTAAGCGGTACATCTATCACATTTGATGCAGCGGAAACTTACACGTTAGGACGAAGCCAAGAGACTTCAACTACTTTTGATAGCAACTCAAATAGGGTGGTTACTTTTTTTAGGGCGCAGAATAATTCAGACTATGGTACATCTGTGGTCTATAAACCTTCTTCAACCAACGCCTCTAACTACATCGGCATAGCAGACGGAGCTACCTCTAACTCAGCTACAGGTAAGATCACTATCAATGGTGGTGTTAACGAAGGGCAGTCAAGCCTAGCTGTAGGCACAACCTACTACGTTGCTGACAACGGTGACCTACAAACAACTAACAACGGACGCAAGATAGGCAAAGCTATCAGTGCATCAGAATTACAAGTCAAAACTAAACTCACGGGTAGTGAGATGAACGAATACTTAGGAGGTTTGGTCTAATGAAAAAGACTATAGTAGAAACAGCGACAGGCTTATCAAAGTATATCTTTGAGGATGCAGCAGAAATAGTGATGTCTCCTGATAACATTGTTACGCCTGACTTCATTATCGGTGACTTGAATGCTGTTAATGCAACGCTGCATGAGAACGTAACACCACCAGAAGACTGGCAGGGTAATCGTTACACCTTTGATGGTACTACATGGGAAGTTAATCCTGACTGGGTAGACCCTGCGACACTTGAAGATGAGGGCGAGTAATGGCTTTATTAACTGAATTAATTGCGTCTAATTCTACGGCGTTGACTAGTGCGGGTAAAATTGAACTTACCACTTCTGAGGATGTTGTTGAGGGTGATACTCTATCCTTCAATTTCAATACGGGTAAGGTTGAGAAAACTACTAGAATAGGTGGTTCTCGTGAAATATTTCATTCTGATGTGGGGTTTACATATAGGCTGTATGAAGTCCTCTACATACCAGAAATAGATAAAACAGCATTTTTGATGTATAACGCTACCAGCAACAACATGGGCGTTATGTTGGCAACTCAAAACGCAAGCACAGGTGCGTACACTTTTGGTAGTTATCATTACCTGAGCAGCGGTAATTACGATGGGACAACACTTGCTTACGATAGTAATGTAAACAGACTTTTAGCTTTTTATCGTACAAACAGCACACTTAGCTGTAGGTCGTGTTCTATAAGTGGAACGACACTGACAACAGCAAGCACCGCCACTATCGACACTAGTGTCAGTATGGGTGCCGCATATAAGCTAGCAGCTTACCATAACGCATCTGATAATTACACATATATTATGTACGATCAAAGCAACGGTTATGCCGTTACGAGGGTAGGAACTATTGGAGCTTCATCTCAATCTTGGTCAGGTGCTGACGGACACTCCAGCAATAGATTTGGTAATAACTATCCAAATGCGTTTGCTATAACCAGTGTAGGAAGTACCGTAATATTTCACTGGTCAAAAAGTGGTAAAAGGGCTGTAGCTGGTCAATGGAATGGAGGTTCTTGGACTTGGGGCAGTGAAACTTTTTTAACCACTGACCAGTCTGCCAACAACGGCCCGGCAATGGCCTTTAGGCTTAGTGGCACAGGCACCTCCAACGATGCGGCATATCTTGCAAAGTATGGAAACAATACTGGTGTATTTCAGTACACTGTGAGTGGAACCACAATATCACCTGCTAACGAGTACGGCGTACATTCTAATTCTGGCAATGGTTGTGTTGGAGGGTATGACCCATCTAATAATAAATATTACTCATTTACTGAGTATAATAATAACGGCGTGTTGGCTTATAATAAAACAGCAAGTAGCACTTGGCTGGGTAATTTTGAAGATATAGTATATACCAATAACTCCAGTAATATAACGTGCGGAAGCCTTAACACACAGACAGGTTTTTTTACCGTTGGGAATGATACCAATATGGAGGCTTACTCGCATAGGCCAATTGAAGATAACTACAAGACTTTTATAGGTGTTGCAGCCGAGGCGGCATCTGCAAACACTGCGGTAAAAATAAACAACGCTGGAACTATTGCAACGGGTCTCTCGGGACTAACGCCGACTACGGCTTATCGGATTAAGTTTGATGGAACCTTTGAGTACGACACCAGTTTTGCATATGGCTTATTAAATAGCACCAATAGAGCAAGGATAACTGGTATTGCACTAACGTCTACTACAATGTTAATGTTAAATGACTTTTTGACTAACCCCTAATGACCAACGAAATTAGTCAAAAAGGAGAAAGAAACGATGGAAAACATTAAACTTCCTATTGCTCTTGTTGCAGCTATGGCGGTACAGCTTGCGGGTGGAGTATGGTGGGTGTCTCAACAGGCATCTACTATCTCTAGCCTAGAAGAGACTGTCAGTCAGCTTGGCTCACGTATGGCTATTGAGGACAACATTAACCTCAAGCGTGACGTTGAAAGCAATGGCGTAGAGATACAATACGTATGGGATGATGTAGAGGAGCTATGGGATGAGCTTGCCTCTATGACATTAGCTATCAATGAGATCAATAAACTCAAGCAACGCATAGCCGTTATGGAAAGTGAGCTTCGGTACATCAACCGTGACCATAGAGATATGGCAAAGTAAGATGATTGAAGTATTAGCTCTTGCAAGCGCAGTCAGTACAGTCGCTAATAGTATCAGTAGTGCAGTAAAGGCGGGTAAAGATGTAAACAGTCTTATGCCTGCTTTTGGTAAGCTTGCTAATCTTGAGGCAGAGATTGGTGTTGCAGAGAAGGGTAGACACAAAGGACCACTAGGCCGTTTAACATCT